TTGCCAAGGTTAGAAATTGGGATATCGGTTTTAGTTGGGATAGTCGGGAAGACGGCGCGGAATATTTTTATAATAAATTAAAAACCGCGTGTTATGATGAGTGTTATAAAATTGTTAGAGATGATAACAAAGTTTATAACGAACTAAAACAAATAAAAACTGCCTGCAAAATTATTTTGAATACCGGCGGTGATATTAATACAACGGTTACGGCTTTAAAAGAAAAAATGGCTGAAGCAAAAATCAATTTGCCTATACCAAAACAAATGCTTCAACTATCAAAATAACTGCGACAATATTGACAATGGCCCCTTCGGGGCCATTGTGCTAAGATAGGTTTATTAACAATAGGAGTAAAAATGACAATTGGACAAAAAATTAAAAAAGCAAAAAAAGTGTTTGCATGGGTTATGATCTATGCTCCAGATGATGGAGAATATATTGAAGTTAATAAAAGTAATTTAAGAGAAGTTATTCAAAAAGCTCATGCGGGTTTGGATGATGACAATTTTAAATTTGATGAAGATAATCAATGTTTATATATAAATTAACCTGCGACAATATTGACAATGGCGCCGAAGGCGCCATTGTGATAAGATAGGTTTATTAACAAAAGGAGAAATTATGGATTATGACGATATACTTCAAGATGCTTTCGAGAATCATGAAGAAGAGCATATGTTCGATGAAGAAGGTAAACTAGAAGAATTAGAGGATATGAATAATGGATAAATGTAGTTCATGCGGAGAAGATACTAGGTACGATGAATGGCACGACCACGAGAAAAAAAGATGTATTAATTGTGGAAGTGACGAGGATCCGGATACAATAGCAGATTAACTTACCTCCTAGTGGTTAATAATGCCCTGCGACAAAATGTCGCAGGGTACAAGAATCAAGGTGCGACAAAATGTCGCGGCCTGCGGCCGCGCATCTCGCGCGCTTCGCGCGCTCGATAGAGGTACCAGAGTCATTCTAAAATTTGAATTTTTTTATATAATCTGTTACACGTAAACAAAAAAGGGATCCTATATACATACGTATATACAAAGATTTGAATACTTATAGGCTCAAATTACTTTTTGGATTTCTAAAACATAACTGAAAAAATTTTGCGCAAAATTTTTTCGAATGCACTTATGGATTTAAGTAAATTAAAAAATATAGATAAATTACCACCTGATGTAAGAAGGCAATTTGCTTTACTTGCTAATCAATACGGACAAAAGAAAAAAGAATCTAAAATAAAAGATGACTTCATGTCATTTGTAAAACACGTATGGCCAGATTTTATTGAAGGTAGACATCATAAAGATGTTGCAAAAAAATTTAATGAAATTGCTGAAGGCAAAATAAAACGTGTTATTATTAATATGGCACCTAGACATACTAAATCTGAATTTGCATCTTATTTATTACCCGCCTGGATGGTCGGTAGAAATCCAAAATTAAAAATTATTCAATCTACAAACACAACTGAATTATCTGTAAGGTTTGGTCGTAAAGCAAAACAACTTATGGATTCACCGGAATACAAAGAAGTATTTCAAACAAGATTAAAAGAAGACTCACAAGCTGCAGGTAAATGGGAAACACAACAAGGCGGTGAATATTATGCTGCTGGTGTTGGATCTGCAATTACAGGTCGTGGTGCTGATTTATTAATTATTGATGACCCACATACTGAACAAGATGCAATGAACTCACAAGCTCTTGAGAGAACTTATGAGTGGTACACATCAGGACCTAGACAACGTTTGCAACCTGGTGGAACAATTGTAATTGTAATGACAAGATGGAATGAAAAAGATCTTGCAGGTAGATTAATCAAAGCACAAAAAGAACCTAAAGCTGATCAATGGGAAGTGATTGAGTTTCCAGCTATCATGCCTTCAGGTAAGCCCCTGTGGCCGGAATATTGGAAGCTAGAAGATTTAGAATCAGTTAAAGCTTCGATCCCGTTATCAAAATGGAATGCACAGTATATGCAAAATCCAACTGGAGAAGAAGGGGCTTTGATTAAAAGAGAATGGTGGCAAGATTGGGAGGGAGATATACCACCACTAGAACATGTTATTCAAAGTTATGATACAGCATTTATGAAAAAAGAAACAGCCGATTATTCTGCAATCACTACCTGGGGTGTATTTCATCCAAACGAAGATAGTGGTCCATGTTTAATATTAGTTGATTGTGTAAAAGGTAGATATGAGTTTCCAGAATTAAAACGTATTGCGCTCGATCAATACGGCTACTGGAATCCGGAAACAGTGATTATTGAGGGCAAAGCATCAGGGCTCCCACTCACTTATGAATTAAGAAAAGCAGGTATCCCAGTAATTAATTTTACTCCATCAAAAGGTAATGATAAACACACACGTGTTAATTCTGTATCACCATTGTTTGAGTCTGGTAAAATTTATGCACCAACGGAAATGGAATTTGCACAAGAAGTTATAGAAGAATGTGCAGCATTTCCTTATGGTGATCACGATGATTTGGTCGACTCAATGACTCAAGCGGTCATGAGATTTAGACAAGGTGGACTTTTACATCATCCTGAAGATTATGAAGATGAGCCTTTACAACGTACTCCAAAAGTGTATTATTAATAATTATGGCAAAAATGGATCCAGAACTAGAACAAAGATTAGCAGATCAACTTAGAATGATCGAGATGGGTGAAACAATTGAAGACCTTAACGATCCTGAAGAGTATGAAGATGAAGGTGGTATTAGATCCTTAAATAGAGCTCCTTCAATTAAAATGGCATCTGAAACAGGTCCAGAAGAATTTGAATTAGAATTAGGAACAGTTGTAAAAGAATATCTAGATAAAAAAGATAAAGGTGAAACAAATTTAACTATCGAAGAATATATCAAAGATTATCTTTCTAAAAAAAGATTAATGAAAAAAATGATGGAAGAAAGAGCCATGGCTATGGGCGGTGGTATGATGAGAATGAAATATGCTGGTGGAAGTGATGATTATAATCCAGGTAAAATGACTAACCCAGCAGTCATGACAAAAATTGAAAACATGAGAGAAGAACAAATTATGAATCCTGATGTAGAAGATGTTGCAGATTACAAAACATATTACATGAAGAAAAAGAAACAGGATGATGAAATTAAAAGAATGTTAGACAAAGCAAAAAAAGAAAAAACAAAAAAAGCTAAAGGCGGTATTGCAGGAGTCCTGTAATGTCTGATATTCTTCCTAAGAAAAAACCCTACACCGAAGATATATTTAAAAAGGAAGCTGACCTTTTCATAAAAGGTTTTCTTGGTGGCTTTCCTAAAAACGATATGAATAATCTTTTAAAAGATAGAATATCAAAGATAGAAGATGCTGGAGTCATGAGTACTGAAGAAGCAATGGATTTCATAAAAGAAAGAGCAAATTATTTAAAGGAATTTATAAAAGAAAACCCAGGTGAAAAATTTCCAGAATTAAAAGCTGATGGTGGTCGAATTGGTTTTCTAAAAGGTGGTGATACAAAATATAATGCAATGGTCACTGAGATGTATATTAAACTGGGTGGTAAAGATGGCACTGGCATGGATATTGATACATTTGCAGAAGAGTATTTTAAAAAATTTTCAAAAGGTGGTCGTGTTAATTATCAAGTTGGTGGTGATGCCAATGATAGAAGAGAACAATACGCAGCGAGTCAATACTCAAAATCTGTTTCATCACCTACTACAGATAAATTTACTCAACCTCCTTCATCATTAGATGATAATGATAACATACTTACTAAAATAGCACCTAAAGGTTCTTTAGACGAAAATTTAGCTTTAGGTTTTCAAAAAAATATTGGACCATTTGGATTAGATGCAGTTATTAATACTCTTGGAATATTAGGACTTGATGATCCTAGAACATTGGAAGACGAAAGTAGAATGTCAGATTATAGAATTGGTGGAGGTTTTAACACAAACTTATTTGGTGGAAATTTAAATTTAGGTGCACAATATGATCCTAAAACAGGTGCCAATTTAGGTTTTAATTTTTACAAACAATTTAATAAAGGTGGCAGAGTAAATTATAACGAAGGATCCATGGATCCTGATACTTTGAAACTTCAGGCAAAAGTTAAAGAAATAATGGATATAGAAGGTCTTGATTTTGGGGAGGCATTTAAAAAAGCATTAAGAGAAATAAAAGCAGAAGCTAGAGACATCAGTGATTAAGAGACTTACTCGTACAATTCCTCCGGAATCAGGGCCCACGCCTCAAGGCTTGAATTTGTCTTATAATACTGTTAAAGATGTAAAACTTACGGAGAAAAATTATAATGGCAGATATAGACAAAGCACTTCCAAACGAACCAAGAAAAGAGTTTAATGTTCCTGGAGAGGAAGAGATACGAGAAGAGATTGTAGAACAAGTTGAAGAAATTCAAGAATCACCAGACGATGTTGAAGTTCAAGAGAACGAAGACGGATCAGTAGATATTAATTTAGATCCTGCAGCAGCAAGTCCTGAAGGTGGTGACGAGCATTATGCAAACTTAGCAGAATTTTTACCTGACGATGTTTTAGGAAGACTAGCATCAGACCTTTCATCTAAATATCAAGATTATGTTTCAAGCAGAAAAGATTGGGAAAGAACTTATACTCAAGGTTTAGATTTATTAGGTTTCAAATATGATAATAGAACAGAACCATTTAGTGGTGCATCAGGTGCAACACATCCAGTTTTAGCAGAGGCTGTTACACAGTTTCAAGCTCTTGCTTATAAAGAGTTATTACCTGCAGACGGACCTGTAAGAACACAAACTATAGGTGTATCGACTCCAGAAAAAACTCAACAAGCAACTAGAGTAAAAGATTTCATGAACTATGAACTCATGGAAAAAATGAAAGAGTATGAACCTGACTTTGATCAAATGTTATTTAATTTACCATTAGCAGGTTCTGCTTTTAAAAAAGTCTACTACGACGATATGGAACAAAGAGCCGTAAGTAAATTTGTTCCTGCAGATGATTTAATCGTTCCGTACACAGCTACCTCATTAGACGATGCGGAAGCGATTATTCATCGAATAAAAATTTCTGAAAACGATTTAAGAAAACAACAGGTCGGTGGTTTTTATAGAGACGTTGATATTGGAAAACCACAAGATAAAGAAACTGATGTTGAGAAAAAAGAGAGAGAACTTGAAGGAGTAACTAAGAGTGCAAACGAAGATGTATTTACATTATTAGAGTGTCATGTTGATTTAGATCTTGAAGGTTTTGAAGATACTAATCCACAGACTGGTGAGCCGTCAGGAATTAAAATTCCATACATTGTAACTTTTGAAGAAGGATCAAGAGAAATACTTTCTATAAGAAGAAATTATGAAATTGGTGATCCAATTAAAAACAAAGTAAATTATTTTGTACACTTTAAATTTTTACCAGGTTTAGGTTTTTATGGTTTTGGTTTAATTCACATGATTGGTGGATTATCTAGAACAGCTACAACTGCATTAAGACAATTATTAGATGCAGGAACTTTATCTAACTTACCTGCAGGATTTAAAATGCGTGGTATTAGAATTAGAGATGATGCACAGTCTATTCAACCAGGTGAGTTTAGAGATGTTGATGCACCTGGAGGAAATTTAAGAGATTCATTTATGATGCTTCCGTTTAAAGAACCAAGTCAAACATTATTAAGTTTGATGGGTATCGTTGTTCAAGCAGGTCAAAGATTTGCATCAATTGCAGATCTACAAGTTGGTGATGGTAATCAACAAGCTGCAGTTGGAACTACAGTTGCTCTTCTTGAGAGAGGAAGTAGAACCATGTCAGCAATTCACAAAAGAATTTACTCTGCTCTTAAACAAGAATTTAAATTGTTAGCAAGAGTATTCAAATTATATCTACCACCGGAATATCCGTATGACGTAGTTGGGGGTCAAAGAATGATTAAACAAGCAGACTTTGATGATAGAGTAGATATATTGCCAGTTGCGGATCCCAACATCTTCTCACAAACTCAGCGTATTTCCCTCGCACAAACAGAGTTGCAACTGGCATCTTCTAATCCACAAATGCATAATCTATATCAAGCTTATAGAAATATGTATGAAGCGTTAGGTGTAAAAAATATTGATCAAGTTTTAATTAAACCAATGCAACCAGCTCCAAAAGATCCTGCATTAGAACACATTGATGCTTTAGGTAGTAAACCTTTTCAAGCTTTCCCTGGTCAAGATCACAGAGCACACATTACAGCGCATTTAAATTTTATGGCAACTAACATGGCAAAAAATAATCCGATGGTAATGGCATCATTAGAGAAAAATATTTTTGAACATATTAGTTTGATGGCTCAAGAACAAATTGAATTAGAGTTTAGACAAGAATTAATGCAACTACAATCAATGCAATTAGCTGCACAACAAAATCCACAGATGGCACAACAGGCTCAAATGCTTACACAAAAAATTGAAGCAAGAAAAGCTGTGTTGATTGCTGAGATGATGGAAGAATTTATGAAGGAAGAGAAGAAAATTACTTCACAATTTGATAATGATCCTATTGCAATGTTAAGATCTAGAGAATTAGACCTTAGAGCAATGGAAAATCAACGTAAAAAACAAAATGATGAAGAGAGAATTAACCTTGATAAGATGAAAACTATGATGAACCAATCAAATCAAGACGAAAAACTTGAACAAAACGAAGAATTAGCAAATTTAAGAGCTGATACATCTATTCAAAAAACTATTTTAAGTAAAACTTTACCAAATGCTAAAGACATGGTGCCAAATATTGAAATAATGCGAAGAGGGGACGAATAATATGAATAAAAAACAGAAAAAAGTTGCAAAAGTGATGCGAGAGTTTAAAAAAAAGAAGCTTTCTATTGGAAAATCTGATAAGAAAGTAAAAAATCGTAAACAAGCGATAGCAATTGCTTTGAATGAAGCAGGAATAAGGAGAAAAAATGGAAAAACTAAATAACATACAAGATGTAAAAGTTGGTGAGCAGGAAACTGAGATTGATCCTAGATCAAAAACAACTGCTGACAAAGCTTTTAACTTAATTGGCACTGGTGGACCTGAAATAGAAGTTAAAGGTCAAGGCGCAGTGTTAAAAGAAAAGAAAAGAAGTTCTAAAGCGTACTAATATTATGGCATTCCCAATTTTAAGTGCTTTAAAATTAGCAGTTAACGCTGGCACGCACATTTATAAGAAAAAACAAGAGACAAAGATGGCGATGGCTGACGCTCAACACATGCATGCCGCTAAGATGGCTCGAGGAGAGAGCGAATACCAGGGCAAATTATTAGAAGCAAGACAATCGGACTGGAAAGACGAGTTCGTTTTGCTTGTTCTCACGGCGCCAATTTTGGTGATCGCTTGGGGAGTCTTCAGTGAGGATCCTGGTGCAGCAGAAAAGATAAAACTGTTCTTTGAGCAGTTTCAACAACTGCCCAGCTGGTTCACGAATTTATGGATTCTTGTCGTGGCGAGCATATATGGTATAAAGGGAACTCAAATATTTAAAAACGGAGGAAAAAAATAATGTCTAATAGAAGATATAACTCACAAACCAGAACTAAAGCAATGGGTGGTGGCATGATGAGAAAAGGTTACTTAGCAGGTGGTCAATCAAAGATTGATGCAAATAAAGATGGTAAAATTACAAAAGAAGATTTTGCTATGCTAAGAGACAAAAGAAAAGTCATGAAAAATAAAAAAAAGAAAAAACCATCTATGATGATGATGGCTATGAAGAGTAAAAAATAATGGCAAAACTTTGTGCTAAAGGAAAAGCAGCAGCGAAGCGTAAATTTAAAGTTTACCCTTCGGCATACGCGAACATGTATGCTTCTGGAGTTTGTTCAGGTAAAATTACACCAGGTGGTAAAAAAGGTAGTAGAAAAAAAGCTGCTGGTGGTGGCCATATGGTTGCTGGTTTAGCAAGAAGAAAAAGAGCGGCGTGTGCGTAAAAAATTTGCAGAAGGTGGTTTAAGAAAATGGGTATCCGAGAAATGGGTAGACATTGGAGCACCGAAGAAAGACGGCAAGTATCAACCATGCGGGAGATCGAAGGGCAGCAAAAGGAAGTATCCAAAATGCGTCCCACTTGCAAAAGCCACACGGATGACAAAAGGGCAAAAGGCCTCTGCTGTCAAACGAAAGAGAGCTGCAGGTAATACAGGACCTAAACCAACTAACGTTGCAACATTTACAAAAAGAAAAAAAGCAATGGGTGGAGGTTATATAGGACCGGCAATTAATTCAGATTATGATGGAGTAAAATTAAATAATCCATCTTATGCTAAATATTATAAAGGAATGATTTAATGGTAAAAGGATTAAAAAAAGTAGCTAAAGGTTTAGAAAAAGCATCAAAGACACATGCTAAACAAGCTAAGATAGTTAAAAAACATATTAAGAAAATGGGTAAACATGCGAAGAAGAGATAAGCAACCACCTAAAACTAAAAAATATTTTAGATCAACGAAGTCTGGTGCAGGCATGACTAAGGCTGGAGTTGCAAGATACAGAAGAGAAAACCCTGGATCTAAATTAAAAACAGCGGTCACTGGAAAGGTCAAACCAGGATCAAAAGCTGCAGCTAGACGTAAATCATATTGCGCAAGAAGTGCAGGACAAATGAAAAAATTTCCGAAAGCAGCAGCAGATCCTAATTCTAGACTAAGACAAGCTCGTAGAAGATGGAAATGTTAAATGGCAGATCCTAAAAAAGGCACAGGTAAAAAACCAAAAGGTTCTGGTAGAAGACTCTACACAGATGAAAATCCAAAAGATACGGTTGGTATAAAATTTGCTACACCTACAGATGCAAGAAAAACTGTTGCAAAGGTAAAAAAAATTAATAAACCGTTTGCTAGAAAAATACAAATTTTAACTGTTGGAGAACAACGTGCTAAAGTTATGGGTAAATCAAAAGTCGCTTCAATATTTAAAAAAGGAAAAGAGGCCATAAGAAATGCTAGATAAGATAGTTTACAAATTCTTTGCTGGTCTTGACAATATAATGTTAAAGATAGATAATATATTTTATGCGGGATACGAAAAAATTAGAAGCTTTTTCAAAAGAAAAAGAAAAAGAAAACAAAGAAAAAATTCTTTTTAAGAATCTTAGAAAGGAAGTAGAAATAGGTGCGAATGGCACTCAAGACTACATTATAAAAGAAGGAATAAACAAAGGAAAAAAACCGTATGTTACCTGAAGAAACAATAATAATATCTAAAGTACAAAAATTTTTAAAAGAGTCTTATCAAAATATTGGAGATTCCATGATTGCAGGCGGTATTGACAATATGGAAAAATATAAGTATATGATGGGACAGGCACATGCCTATTTAAGAATATCACAGGAAATATCATCCCTGCTAAACCCTAAGGAGGAAAAAAATGATACTAAAAGACCAGACAACGTCGTCGAATTCGGAAACCCCGAAAGTTAAATCAGCATTATTAGATAAATATAAAAATGATCATCAAAAAGAAGTTGATGGTTATGAACGTTTAAAAACAAAAGAAACAAATAAATTACCTGCACCAACTGGATGGAGAATGTTAGTTCTTCCATTTAAAATGCCCGACAAAACAAAAGGTGGATTATATCTTGGACAAGACACAATTGAAAGACAACAAGTAGGTTCTACTTGTGGTCTTGTTTTAGCACAAGGTCCACATTGTTATGATAAAGAAAAATTTCCAGAGGGGCCTTGGTGTAAAAAAGGTGATTGGGTAATTTTTGCAAGATATGCTGGATCAAGAATCCAGATCGATGGCGGGGAGGTAAGATTGCTAAATGATGATGAAGTTTTAGCAACCATCGATAACCCGGAGGATATACTTCATCAATATTAAACATAGTAACACTAGGAGGAAACTATGCCCGACAATAATACTGTCGACATCGACACGTCAGGTCCAGCTATGGATGTTGACTTGGCAGAAGAAAAAGACTCAACAGAGATTGAACAACCGGAAGTAAAAGAAGAACTAACGGTAAGACCTGTTGTAGAAGAAACAGAAACACAATCAGAAGCAGAAGTTAAAGTTGAAGAAAAACCTGCTGAAGAAAAATCAGAAAAAAAAGAAGATGAGTTAGCTCAGTATTCTGAAAGCGTTCAAAAAAGAATAGCTAAACTTACTAAAAAGTGGAGAGAAGCTGAGAGACAAAAAGATGAAGCTCTAAATTATGCTCAATCAGTTTTAAGTGATAAAGAAAAAGCAGAACAAAAACTTTCTAAGTTAGAGCCAAACTTTTTAAAAACTACAGAAGATAGTATTAAATCTGGATTGGAAGCAGCTAAAGCACAACTTGCTAAGGCTAGAGAAGCTGGAGATATTAATGCTGAAGTAGAAGCTCAATCTTTAATTTCTGAATATGCATATAAACAAGTTAAGTTTGCAGAAGCAAAAACTGAGCAAGAGTTATATGAAAAACAAAAAGCAACTCAGGTTGAAAAACCACAAGTTAATTTACAAAGAGAAAATGTAGCTCAAGGAACACCCGATCCTAAAGCTGAACAATGGGCATCTAAAAACTCATGGTTTGGACAAGATTCGGCAATGACTTATACAGCCTTTGATTTACATAAGAAATTAACTGAACAAGAGGGTTTTGATCCTCAATCTGATGAGTATTATTCTGAAATAGATAAAAGAATAAGACTTGAATTTCCTCACAAGTTTGTTAATAATGAACAAACTACGGAAACGACCAAGCCAGTGCAGACAGTTGCGTCAGCAAAAAGAAGCACAAAAACAGGTCGCAAAACTGTGAGACTCACACCATCACAAGTAGCAATCGCTAAAAAATTAGGTGTGCCACTAGAAGAATATGCGAAACAATTAAATATCACGAAGGAGGTATAAGCATATGAGTAATGAAAATGAAATAAGAACTTCTCGTGCGAGTCAAACTAGAGAAAAAGAATCTCGAAAAAAAGTTTGGACTCCACCGTCATCTTTAGATGCACCACCTGCGCCAACAGGTTTTCAACACAGATGGTTAAGAGCTGAATCTTTAGGATTCCAAGATACTAAGAATATCGCTGGAAGAATAAGATCGGGTTATGAATTAGTAAGAGCTGATGAATACCCAGATTCAGATTATCCAATTGTTGAGGACGGCAAATATAAGGGGGTGATCGGAGTTGGTGGCCTTTTGCTTGCAAGGGTACCGGAAGAGATCGCAAAACAACGTTCTGAATATTATATTAAACAAGGTCAGGACAATGTTGAAGCAGTAGATAACGATCTTATGAAGGAGCAGCACCCAAGTATGCCTATCAATATTGATAGACAGACTCGTGTAACCTTCGGTGGCTCAAAGAAATCTTAAAAAATTCTTTTCCATCAAAGGATAAACTAACTAATCGTTCTTAAGGAGGACACAACTATGGCAAATCTAGACGCTGCGTTCGGTTTAAAACCGATCGGAAAAGTTGGTCAGAACAGAGACAACGGTGGTTTATCCGAATACGACATCGCAGCATCTGCATCAGCGATTTATTTCAATGACCCTGTCGAAATGGCAGACACTGGAACAATCACTGTAGCAGCAGCAACTGATGTTTTATTAGGATCACTAAACGGTGTATTCTTTACTGATGCAACATCAAGTAAACCTACTTATGCGAATCACTTAGACGCTTCTAACACTGCAACTGACATTGTTGGATTCGTATCTGATGACCCGTATGAGAGGTTTGAAATACAAAGTGCTGGTACACCTGCGCAAACCAATATTGGTAACTGTGCAGATATCGTGTATGCAGCCGGTAGTTCACCAAACTATGTTTCAGGTGTAGAAATTTCTGGAACAATGGCTGCGGGAACTGCGCAACTTAAAATCATCGGTGTTTCAAAAGACCCTGATAATAACGAATTAGGTTCAGCTAACGCTAACTTAATAGTTACTATCAACGAGCACTTCTTGAAACAAACAGCCGGAATCTAATAGAGGAGAATAACTATGGCGATAAGTAGAGGACAACTAGTTAAAGAACTAGAACCAGGTTTGAATGCTCTGTTCGGCTTGGAATATAAACGTTATGAGAATCAGCATGCTGAGATCTACACAACTGAATCTTCAGACAGAGCGTTTGAAGAAGAAGTTATGTTATCAGGTTTTGCTCAAGCTCAAGTTAAAGCAGAAGGTAGTGGAGTTGTTTTTGACAATGCTCAAGAAACTTACACTGCGAGATACAGCCACGAAACTGTAGCTCTTGCCTTTTCTATAACTGAAGAAGCAATTGAGGATAACTTGTATGACAGACTTGCTAGTAGATACACAAAAGCATTAGCTAGATCTATGGCAAATACTAAACAAGTTAAAGCTGTTAATCCGTTAATCAACGGTTTACCATCTGGAAGCTTCAACTCAGGTGACGGTGTTACTTTATTTAACACAGCTCACCCGACAGTTTCTGGAACTGTATCTAATACATTAGCTACACCGGCTGACTTGAACGAAACTTCATTAGAGCAGTCATTAATTGACATCGCTGCAATCACAGACGAAAGAGGTCTGAAAATTGCTGCAAGAGGTGTTAAAATGATTATCCCTTCTGAGCTTCAGTTCACAGCGGAGAGATTGATGAAATCTCAAGGTAGAGTTGGAACAGCAGATAACGATGTTAACGCAATCGTATCTATGGGTATGATTCCACAAGGTTACAGAGTTAATAACTTTTTAACTGACCCGGATGCGTTCTACATCATTACTGACGTGCCTAACGGTATGAAGATGTTTGACAGAGCCCCAATTAAAACGGCTATGGAAGGCGACTTCGATACTGGTAACGTAAGATACAAAGCTAGAGAAAGATACTCATTTGGTGTATCTGACTTTAGAGGTATTTTCGCATCACCAGGTGCATAATAATTAAAATATTTGAGGCGGACATAGTTCCGCCTCATTTAGAAAGTAAAATAAAAAACTCATGAAAAAATTCACAATTACAATCTGGGCTTACGATCACCATGCAAAATTTAACGTCGAATCAAAAGACGATCCCATTTCGCTAGAAAAAGCGATAGTTGACAAACTAGGAGTAAATGATATAAAATGGGAGTATCTTGGATCATCATATGATGACAAGGTAAACAGAATAACCTATGAGGAGGTTATAAATGACGATGCAACCACACATCCAGGAACTTTACAACAAGAAAAAGTCACTGGATCTCAAATGGGAGCAAGAGCATCTTAACGAGGGTAAATATACTCTCAATATGGTGAGGATCGACGACGAAGTTAAAAAGATCGTTCAGCATATTAAAAAAGCAGAAGCCAAACAAGCACATCTGCAAAATAAAGTTGAGGCAGTCGCTCCTACAGTTTCTGTAGCTACTTAATAAAAAGCTACATCGTTGGAAAAAATCCACTCCACATCACAGGCTCTCTTGCACTCTACTCAAAACTAGTATATAAAAAACTTACTATACAATTAATTAGAACATAGACGCGTATAGTCGACGGCCTAGAGACTATGTTCGGAAACTAGGAGGATACAATTATGGCAAATACTACATTTTCAGGACCGGTACGATCGGAAAACGGTTTTGATTTTATTACTAAAAACGCGACTACAGGTGCTATCACAACTAATGCTTCTTATGGCAAAGGTGTAACAGGTGGTGTTCAACAACTATCTGGTGCTGGCGCAGTTGATACAACTAATTTAGTGACTGAGATTACAACTACTGGAGCAGATGCATTAACACTTGCAAATGGTTCAGTTGGTCAAATCAAAATTATTACTATGGTTGTTGACGGTGGAGACGGAACTTTAACTCCAACTACTTTTGCAAACGGAACTACAATTACGTTCAACGATGCAAACGATACAGTTGCATTATTATATGCAAACACAATTGGTTGGGTTATTATCTCAAACAGTGGCGCAACAGTAGCATAATAAATAATTAATGTGGGCCTTCGGGCCCACACAATTTTAATAGGAGAAAAATATGAAGGGTGACGTAAAAGCAGTACGAGTTACAGCAACTGGTGCGGTCTTTGCAGGAAGAACAAGATTAAGAGGATTAATTCTTGCTTCTGATGGCGGCGGCGCAGGAACTATAATTTTACAAGATAACACTGATAGCACATCTTTATTTCAAGGCGATTGTCCAACAGGAGATGTTTTTGCATTTAATATTCCTGAAGATGGAATTGTATTTCCAGGTGGAATGAAGGTTTCTACTATTACAAACATTGCAGGTGCAACGTTATTAATAGACAAATAGGAGGTTAATTAATGGCTACCTCTGGAACAACGACTTTTGAATCTACGTTTAGTATTGATGATGTCATTACTGAAGCGTACGAAAGATTAGGTCGTTTTGATTATTCAGGAAATGATTTAAAATCTGCAAGACGTTCTTTAAACATTATGTTTCAAGAATGGGCGAACAGAGGTCTACACTATTGGCAAGTAAAAAATAATTCAATTACATTAGTCAATGGTCAATCAGTCTATACAATGTTTAGATCAACAGCTGATGGAACTTCTGATGCAACTGCAGTGTATGGTGTAGATGATATATTAGAGGCTGTGTACAGAAACTCTTCTTCAGTTGATTTTCCTCTTACAAAAATAAATAGATCTGCATATCAGGGTTTGTCAAACAAAACTCAAACAGGTGTTCCTACACAATACTATGTTCAAAGATTTATAGATAAAGTTACAATTACTTTGTACTTAACACCTGGTTCAAGTGAGGCAGGTAATTTTTTAAATTACTATTATGTAAGTAGAATACAAGATGCTGGTAACTATACTAACGAAGCAGATGTACCATATAGATTTGTACCTTGCAT